TGGCCGCCCTGGACGCCCTTGCCGCCGGCGATGATGGTGCCTGCAGGTTGGTCGTAGCGGATCACCCGATAGTTGCCGCTGTGGCGGTTCCAGTTGGGGCGCGGGTCGGCGACGCTGAATGTGCCTTGGCCTGGCATCGTTTGCCCTGGGATAGTCGGCGCTGACTCGGCCCAGCGGATCACCCCGAACTGCTGGCCGTGGTTCCAGTTTGCGGCTTGGCGGTAGCGAGGATCGGCTACCGAGAATGCGCCGTTGGTAGGGCCGGAGCGGCCGGCGATAGTGCTGGCAGTGTCGTCCCACCCATGCACCCCCATGTAGCCGGAGCGGTACTCCGGCACGATTACCAGGTCGCGCAGGTGGCCGTCCTCGATCGCCAGCTTGTTCAGGCTCCGCCAGTCGCTGCCGGCCTCTACCAAGGCCAGGCGCACCCAGGTCTTCCAGTGCAGCGATGGGATGCGGTGCATTGGCCCCGCGGCATCGATGTCGCCCGGCAGCGGCATGCGGCCGAGGATGTCGCCGACGGCGCGCAGGCTCTTCTTCTCTGGCTCGTACAGGAAGGGGGGCACTTTTTCGACGTGCCGTGCGACAAGCAGGAAGCGCTTCCGGGACTGCGCCAGGCCGCCGAGTTCGCCGCAGTCGTGGGTAGTCTCGGCCACGGCGTAGCCGAACCCGCCGAGCAGGCTGTTGATCTGGTCAAGCAGGTGCCGGCCGCGGCTCGCCAGGCGCGGGACGTTCTCGAAAACGATCAGCGGCACTGGGTCATCAGCCCATGCCTCGCCCATCAGCCAGATGCAGCGCAGCGTCAACTCGTTCAGCGCCTGGTACTTCGGGGTCAGGCTCATCTTCTCCGACAGCAGGCCGCTGGCGCCTTTGCAGGGCGAGCTGATGAACACGGCATCCGGTCGGCGCCCGCCGGCGGCGCGGCGGATGTCCTCCGGGGTTGCCTCCCGCCAGCCTGTCGGCGGCTCCTTGCCGTGGAACCGCACGTACTGGTCGCGTGTGAAGAGGTCCAGCAGGGTGCCCGGGACGCCGGCCAGGCGCTCGAAGTCGCGCAATCCGGCCGGGTCCACGTCGATCCCGCCGAGGCAGACCCATTCGGCCTCGACATTGCCGACCCGCGGACGCGCCCGGTTGAAGCCGGCGGCGCCGCCGCCCAGGCCGCAGCAGAAGTGGAAGTGGTAGAGGGTGCGCTTGATCATGCGGCGGGTTCCTTTTCGCGAACGTGAGGACGCACTGCGCTATGCGTGATGGCGCAGTGATGTCGTTGGAGTTAGATTTGGAAGGCCCGGCATGGGGCCGGATCAAGGAGGAGAGATGCCTGACTTCAGAATCGTCGAGATCGTGTTCGATGACACCAAGGTCTATTACCGGTATGAGACGGTGGGTGCATCAACAATCGGTGGAGAGCAAACACCTGCTTATCAACAAGACATCATCCTCAATCATTTTCGGTCTGCCGCAGGCTATCGGGGTTCTCCGACCAAGGTTGAAAGCGCTGCACTTGTTGCATCGAAGGCCGTGGGACGAGTGGTCCAAACTTTGAGCGGATCCAAGGCTCAAGCCAGGTCGACAAAGAACGCTTGGGTAACCAAGGCGCATACAGATGGTAACTATGAGGTTCTCAACACCCAGAGTCGTTAGGCTGTACGCGACCCGCTAGAAGTACGTCAGCACTCCGTGAACAGGCACTGGACGCCGCCCTGCCTGACAGGGCGGCCCACGAGGCATGGTTGAATCGCCCACAGGGCGGCGTCCGGTGCGTGCTTGCTGGGAGAGAAAGCGCCCCGGGCGGGGCGCTGTATCGAGGGTCAGGCCGCAGCCTGTTGCTGCTGGTCGGCGAGTTGCCCGGCGTCGATCCAGACCGCTTGTAGCCAGGCCGGCGTCTTCGCCATCGGTTCCTTGAGCGTGCCGGCGACGATCAGCGTGTCGATCTCGCCGCCGGCGGCCAGGCTCTGGAACAGCTTCATCGCCTGCTGAGTGCGAGCAGGGATATCCAGCACGTCGAAGCGATCCAGCAACGCCAGGCGCAGGCCGGAGATCGCCGCGATGGTCAGGGCCAGCGTCGCGTCGCACCGCCAGCGTTCGGACTCGGACAGCAGGCCGTAAAGCCGGCCGCCGAACGTGACGTCGATGTCGGCGCTGATCTGCACGGGCGACCAGCCGGCGGTGCCGGATAGGCGCTGCAGCAGCTCGTTCACCGGTCCGATCGCGTCGGCCAGAATCTCAGCCGGGATTCCGGTCGGCGACAGCGCGTCGGCCATGCCGGTCCACGCCACCACATCCCGGTGCGCGGCCTGCGCTTTCGCGATCGAGGCCTCACGCTGGGCAGCCGCTTCCATGGCTTCCTGAAGGGCCACCAGCTTCGCGCGGCTCGCGTCGCGGGCCTGCCGCAGCTCGTTGATAGCCTGCTCGCCGTTGGCGATCGCTTCGGCGCTGGGCGCGTCGGCGGACTCGGTTTCCAGGGCCTTGATCTGCTCGGCGGCGGCCAGGCACTCGTCCAGGTCCCGCTGGCTGTTCGCCACGGCGCGCTGAGCACTGGCCAGATACTCGCGGTATTCCGGCAGACGCTTGGCTGCCTCGGCGTCAGCGATCTTCTCAGGCGGCTGATGCACCACCAGAGCACCGGCCTGCAGGTCGACCGCGCCCTGACAGTGGGGGCAGGTCAGCGGCTGATGCGGCACGCTGCCGGACGAGGCCAGCTCGGCGGCCATGACCTTCTCGGACCACTCGTCCTGGTTCTGCTCGTCCGTGCTCAGCTTGTTGCGGCGGCGCGGCTCCAGGTCTACCAGCTCGCGCAGATTGGCGATGCGCTGGGCGCGGCCGTCGGCGGCCTGGCGGGCCTGCTTGCTGGCGCCCAAGGTCTGCTGGGCTTCAGCCAGATCGTCCTCGAGCGCCTGCAGGGCGTTACGGGCTTCCTCGACCTGGTCGTTGGTCACCGCGGTGGCCACCAGCTCCGGCGCCCAGTCAATGGCCTTCTCGCTGCCGTAGTTCTCGCCGGTGACCGCTTTCCAGGCGCCGCGCGCCTCGCTGGCGTAGGACTTGGCCTGCTCGACGGCGGCCGGGAACCCGGAGCGGAGCAGGGGCTTCACCTTCTCGAACAGCGCCAGGTCCAGGCCTTTGGCTTCCAGCCGCTTGCCGACCTCGGCCGGGCTGGCGCTGGCGCCGGTCAAGTCGAACAGCACCCGGCGGCGATCTTTGGCGTCCAGAGCGGCGAAGCGGCTGGCGTCGAGCACGAACGGCAGGAACGGCGAGTCGGCGAGCGGGGAGCCTTTGCCGCTGGGCAGCGCGACCCCGCAGGCCTGGACCTCGCCGGACTCGTCCAGCCACTCGACGCGGGCCTCGCCCTTCTTGGCGCCCTCGGTTACCAGCTTGTCCATCTCCTTCTTCAGTGAGACGCGGCGCGGCTGGCCGTTGAAGGCCATGGCGATGGCGTCCAGCAGCGAACTCTTGCCGGCGCCGTTATGGCCGGCCACCAGGAGCACCGGCGCAGAAACATCAAGGGCCGCATGACGCAGCCCTTGAAAATTGGTGATTTCGAGTTTCGTTATGCGCATGGCTCACTCCAGGGTGATGGGCTCTTCGGCCGGCGCCTTGGTGGCAACGGCGACGCGGTAGGTGTTGAGGTCAGGCGATTCGCCTTCGGTGGCGAGCGTGATCACACCGTCGTCGAGCAGCTTCAGGGCGACAGCCAAGGACTCGTCGGTGCTCAGCGCAAAGCGCGACTGCAGCCAGCCCGGGGTGATCTCGTCTTTGCGCAGCACCAGAACGGTGATGTCGTCGATGGTGTGGCCGCCGTAGGTTGTGGCGCCGGGCTCGGCGGCACTGCTCAGCAGGTCTTTTTCCGGTTCCGGCGGTGATTGCAGGATCACCTCGCGCTCGCCGTTGGAGTTCGGTGCCGATACAACGCCGGCGGCTTCCATTTCCTCGACGATGCGCGCGGCGCGGTTGTAGCCGATTTTCAGGTAGCGCTGGAGCCCGCTGATGCTGACCCGGCGCGTGTCGATGACATGGCTGACCGCTTCAATGTAGAGCGGGTCCTGCGCGCCAGTGCCGCCGGCGTCGTCGCCATCGTCGCTTTCGTCCAGGGCCAGGGCGCTCTGGTCGGGATCGGGTACGACGGTGTCCATGCCCTGCAGGTACTCCTCAGCGTCGGCCACCACCAGCATGCAGACCTTGCCGGCACGGTCGATTAGGTCGTGACGCAGCGGGTCGAACTGGCTGACCTTGAAGGTCGCCTTGATGCCTTCTTTGATCGCCACCGACTCCAGGATGCCGCCGATGGCCGGGCGCTCGCCGGCGGAAATCAGCTTGACCGCATACTTCACGGTGCGCTCTACGGTGCTGCGCAGGCGGTCGATGACGTCGGCTTGTTTCTTTTCGGTCAGCTTCGGCCAGACATCCGGCAGGACGCGGACCTCCTGCAGCAGGGCCTGGAGCAGGTCGCGGCCGAGCGTTTCGGCAGCGAGGGAAACTACGGTGGCGGGCTGTTCCTCGTCGAACTCTTCTACGAGGTCTTGAGCGATAGTTGCGGCGGTTTGGGCTGTCATTGGCTGCTGTTCCTACTGGTTGGCGATGCGTTCGAGGGTGGTGTGCTGGGACTCACTGAGGAACATCCGCGGGCCGTAGCGCTGGAAGTTGGCGCGCAGGTCGGCGGTGAACTCTTCTTCCCAGGTGGTGGCAGCATTCAGCTCCGCCGCGCCGAGGAGGCTGTTGAACTCCTCGACACGGTCGAACTGCTCTTCGATGGTTCGGCTGGGCATGGCCGGTTACTCGAGATTGAGCTCGTCGGTGCCGGTGTCCGGCTGCTGATCGGCGGGCTGGCGCTGAGCCGACTTGGTGATCTCGCCACTGACGGTGTCGATCACTTCTCCGGGTTCGTGTTCCAGAGCCTGCTGGCCCGCGCCCGGCGCCTTGTCGGTGACCTCCTGCTGGCGCCGCAGCACGTCGAGGTCGACCGTGAACGAGCCGTCGGCGTCGCGTTTGGCGTCGATGACGTCCTGCAGTTCTTCTGCGGTCTGCAGGCCCATGCCGAGGTCCGGCGCATAGGCGCGCTGCCAGAATGCGGCGGCGCGGTAGATGAACATCTGGTCCGGCATCGTCTTCCACTTGCTGCCGTTCTTCGCTGCCCAGCCTTCGTCGCTCACCATTTTCCAGGTGACCCAGATGCCGTCGAGGCGTTCGCCGGTGGACTTCTCAATCGCCCAAGCCCGGCAGCCGTAGTCGGAACTGCCTGGCTCGCCTTTCCACTCGTAGCGCATTGAGGAGAAGCGACCGCAGGTGTTCACCGTGGCGATCAGGAACTTGCTCGACCAGCCCGGGGTGCCATGCACGATGTAGAGGTTCTGCATGACCATTAGCGGGTTCGCGCCCATGCGCTGGGCCATGTCCAGCGCAATCATGCAGTTGGGCAGGTTGCCTTGGTACTGCTTGGGCACCAGGTCGGCCTGGCTGAAGGCCTTGGCGATGCGCTGCATCAGCTCGAAGCCGTCCATGTTGAAGAACGACATAGCGACAGGTGCCTTGTCGCGCTGACGCGGAGCCACGGCTTGCGTCTGCAGGGTTTCGAGGGTGGTTGTCTGGCTCATGGTGTCTCCGGTCATTCGTGGTAAGGGCAGGTCCGCCAGCGCGGACAGTACTTCGGACTGCAAAGTGGGCTTTGCGGGTTCGGGGGGAAGAGGCCGGAGCGGAACATGTCCGCCGCGTAGTCGATGAGTCCGCGATGCGACTCGCTACCGACCATCACCTGGCGCGCGCCGATGATTTCGCCGACCGCCGCCTCGGGCTTGCCCTTGGTCTTCAGGCCGATGATCTCGGCCGGCGCGGTGATCGGGTCGCCGGTGGTGTGCTCGTAGAGCAGTTCGTAGGTCCCGATCTGGGCTTTGTGGCCCTTGGTCTTGGCCACGCCCTGGCTCACCGCGGCGCCGCCGGTCTTCACGTCGGCGATGCCGACGCCGTGGCTATCGCGCTTGATGCGGGCCCGGTCGAGTTGGCCGGTCAGGCGGACAAGGATGCCGCCACCGCAGTCGATCTCCATCGGCTTGGTCGTCAACTCGACGGCGACGAAGTCGTAGCGCGGACTGATGTCGTTGCAGTACTTCGTGTGCAGCGTCAGTCCGGTGGACTCGGCTTCGCGCGGGCTGATGTCGGAGCCGCGCCAGTCCACTTCGAAATCGGGCTGCTGCAGCGTGTGCACCAGCAGTTCAGAGGCGTCGTAGGCGCTGATCGGCTCGCCGTTCACCCGCGCAGCGTCGAACGCGGCGGTGCTGGCGTGGATCGCGGTACCGAGCAGCGCCCGGGGGGACGAAGGGCTGCGCATCTTCAGGAGGTGTACGCCCTCCCAGCGGAACGCGCAGTCGAACAGCGCGCCCCAGGACGAGGCGCGCACGGTGATGGTTTGCATGGTTGGCTCACTTCCCGGCGATGGGTGCCGTGGCGGGTTGTTCGGCGGTGATCAGACCGCCCCAGGCTGGGGCGAAGATGAGCAGGATGTAGAAGGCGGTCATGGCCAGGGCGCCGAGGAGGGTGGCTTTACGCTTCGCGTTCACGACGCACCCCCAGGCACTTCCGGCCTTTCTTGATGGTCACGGCCATGCGGCGCGGGAGATTCACCACCAGGGTCTCGCGGGGCAGGCCGAGCACCGCGGCGATGTCGGCGCCGGCAGGCATCACCAGGTCGTCGAGCTGGTCTTCGATGATCGAGCGAACGGGGCGGGTGGTCATAGGTCGATGCTCCTCAGTTCCTGCTGTCTCGCATCCGCTGCGGCGTCGAGCCGCCGGCGCATGTCGTCGTATTGCCGGGTGCCGATGGCGTCCAGCGTGTAGGCCATCTCGATCTGGCCGCGCCATACCAACTGGTCGTGGCGCGGGATCACCGACCGACGCATTGCGACGATCGCTTCCTCGATCACGCCCTCGGCGCGCTCATTCGTCCAAGCCATCGCCGTCCTCCTGCTCTTCGTCTTCTGGCTCTGGTTCCGGCTGGTCCCAGAGCGGGTCGACGGCACGGTCGTAAGCGAGTTGCGCGTTGCTGAAAGCCGCTCGGTTGCGGCGCTCGCGGTATGTCCACATCGGGATGCTCTCCGTGGTTCACCTGCATTCGGCTGAACGCTCGCGCCGCCGGGCTTGCCGATGGGGAGGCGGGGAGCGTTCATGCGAATGCGGGCGGTGAAAAAAGCCCGGCCGGAGCCGGGCGAAGAGGGGGAACACTGCATGCGCAGCGGGGAGTGGTCTGGCGGTTCGTCTTCGCGCACTCTCCAGGGCGTACCTGAAGCGCCGGATAGTTCAACCTCCCGGTGGCCTGCCGAGCAGGCCACTCTCCGCTGCGCCCTGGCCGCGCCAGGAGCAGGAAAGAGAAGGGCGCCGCCAAGCGCCCTGTCTCCACTTACATGCACCGCCTTATGTGAAAGCGGTTGGGTACAGGCTCGACCGCATGTTGGCGATCTGCCGATTGGGGCTGGGCTACATGTCGAGATCCTCCGTTGTGCGCGCCGTTGGACCGGCGGGCGCTCGCCGTGGGTTAAACGCCCGGCAATGGGCCAGGCGCCGAAGTCAGGAGATCGCGGTGCAGGCCCGCAACGCCACCGGCGCCGACTGGCCTTCGATCCAGATAACCGCCGCCCCGCCAAGCGACACGCTGGCCCGGCCGACGGTGCGGGTGCGCTGCGGTTCGGCCCCGCGGTACGGCCGGTATTCGATCAGCGCTGGCGCCGGGTGCTCTCGGTTCCAGGCCTCGACCAGCTCCGCCGGCGGCACCGGCCGGACGTTGCCGATCTGCTGGTAGATCTCGGAGCGGTGGATGGCGACGTCGTCCGGGGCGGTGATGCCGAGGCGCACCTGGTCGCCTTGGCTGCCGAGGACCGTGACGGTGATGTTGTCGCCGATATGCAGGGTTTCGCCGGGTCTTCTGGTCAGGATCAGCATGGTGTGACTCCGTTCGGGGTGACGGCCACCTCAGGGAAGCGGCGCGAGGTAAGCGGTCAGTACGGTTTCTCGACCTTTCCTTGGTCTTGCAGGCTCTTGACCTTGAAGAGCCCAGAGAGGATGTCATCCATCACCTTGCCCATCTGATTGCGCAGGCCGTCCTTCAGGTGACCGGTGATGTTCACGGCGCTGTCCTTCATCTGCTTCGAGAAGTCTTCGGCGCAGATTTGCGTCATCAGGTATTCGGCGCGGGTGACAGAGTTGTAACCGCCATCGGCTCTACCAGTGCGTGGATCGACCTTCGCAGACCAATAGCCGCTTACAGTTCGCTCCAGCTCTTTGCGAATGCTGGTCGGCTCACCTTCCGGCTGCCCCCAAGCGGTGACGCGCTGGTAATCGCGCTCGAAGCAGTTCTGCACCGTTTCGTCGATTGCCTTCTCGACTTGGGCCATTGCGCGCTCGGCGAAGATCTTGTCCAGGCGCGACTTCACTTCTTTGGAGATCAGGGCGGACAGTTCGCTGTCATGGGTCAGGATCTCGTCTGCGGCGTTCTCGACGATGGCGGCTTTCAGGTCTTCTTCATTGATGTTCAGCATTTCCGTTCCCTCATTTGGCTTGTTCGTTGACTTCCTCGATGCGCCTGTCTCCAAGCGCATCTGAGAAATCGGTGTTGCATGGGTTTATGCTGAGTAGTGATACCAAGGGTTTAACCCGTCCCTGTGCCTCCAGATAAATCGATCAAGCTCAAGCGAGCATGGAGGCTTGAAAATGCAGATATTCCCGTCCACTTTCTCGCACCAACCGATTAACTCTCCGGCTGGCTTGGTCATGTGATGCTCGCTCGCGAAGATTCGGCAGCCCCGCATCGGCTTGAAGAATCGGTACATCACGCATGCATCCGCACGGTGATGTAGCCGTTGCTGGCAACAACGTGGTCCCAGCGGTTGAACCAGATGAGGTCGCCGAACTTCTTCATGGCGGCCTGGCGTACCTTGATCAGCACGTCATCCGGTGTCTCGTTGCCTTCCGGCAGAGCAATCCAATCCAGGCGTTTGCCGTTGCTCAGGTGCGCATCGACATTGAATTGAGCCATTTCAGTCTCCTTACCAGGGTTTACCGGCGTTGATGTATGCGCTTCCCGCAAGCTCAGTTAGAGCTACAAACTGCCAGAAATCGATCGCTCCGCCGTAGTGCAATCCGCGCAACATCCCGACCGTTTCGTAGTACTCGATGCGCGCTCGGTGTACGTCGCTCTCCCTGCGAATGATTCGAAGAGACTGGCGTAACGCCAGTGAGGCCATTTCATTCATCGCATGCCCTCCAGGGCGTTTCGTTGACTTCCTCGATGCCCCTCTTGCGAAGGGCGCCTGAGGAAATCTCAAAACCGCTTCTTTGCGTTCTCATTCACTTCGCGTTTCCTGCTATTCAGCTCTACGAGCCGCTCGGCTTCATCGTCTTCGGTGATCTGGGCGAATGCCGCGAGGACTAGGCGCGAGTAGTCACGCCCGTCTCCTTTCAAGCTTGCTGGCCCAGCTTTTGGTCTTATCTTCATGCGATACCTTCAAAAGTTGTGCTCGATGCGGAAACACCAAAGCGCGCCCAATTGGACGGCGAGTAGAACTGAACGACTTTGGCAATTTTGATGATGTGCTCGGCGCCAAAGCGGAACGACTTGCCTTTGTACTGGCGCGGCTTTGTCAGCTTCTTGTCGAGGCAGGTGGCCCCAACCAATCGCCCATCGCTAAGGCGAACTCCATGTTTCAGGGCGCGCCCACAGTGCTCGCAATTGCAGTCGCTTTCGTAGCCCACTATTGAGATCTGGCTCATTGCTGTTTCCCTCGTTTGATTTCCCGTCTGGCCCTCGGTGGAGGGCCAGCCAGTGAAATCGGTGCTTCTCCCGCGTTCGCCTACTGGGCTTCTACAACCCGCGGGTGTTGCTGTCCTCACCACTGCCGATAGCAGCTCGGACTCGATGTGTTTGGCCTTGGGCTTCCCTCGCTGCGCCTTCAATCGGCTTACGAAGCAGGTCATGGGGGACTAGGGGTAATCTCGCGGGTTCGCTGCAGCCCGGCGGCCTGGTGGTGCGGGCAACTGCTCGCGAGGTGCCGACCCGTGTCGTCGGCTGGGCTTAGTGCTTCATGGGCTGGTTCCTCCTCTGGTGATGGGGTGGAGAACTCTCCGGTATGGAGCAGGTCGATCCCTCTTCGGGGCCTGGAACCGACTTCCCTCGGTCCGTGGTATCCGGCGAGCCTCCGGCTTGTTGGCCAGCGGTGTTGTGCTGGCGCTGAGGGAAAAGTAAGCCAATGCCTAATTTTTGTAAATAGCTAATGCCTAATTTTTAACTTTGCGCACTAACGATTTGTGGGGAGTGAGGTGGGGCTTGCAGGTTCTTGCAGGAGAAAATACTGTATAAATAAACAGTATTTGGAGGTTGACATGGCTGCGCAGAAGAAGAACAACCAAGGGAAAGGACAGGTCTCGCCAGTGGAGAAGGTGCGTCTCCGGGTATCAGCGATGATCAATAGTCCGCGGGCTCAGGCGGAGCGTCGGGCGTCGATCTGGAAGGCGCAGGGGGATTCGGAAGAGGCCTGGAAGCAGGTGCTGGAGGAGTTGGCCGAAACCGATGGACTCGAGATGTCGCTGGGGGAGGATGGAGTGGTTATGCTCACCTGGGAGGCGGGAGACGAGGAGGGCGTTGAAGTGGTCGATGGGATCGAACTGGTGCAGGAGCCGGACATGGTGGTTCAGCGCCTTCACGAGGAGAGGGCGTAGGCTGAGGTCGAGCCCGTGCGCTCAGCTGCCCCCAAAAGCTGGACGCCAAGCCAGCGGGCCGGGAGACTCAGGCGTCCTTTGGATGCGGCACCAGGGAAGGAGCGGCGCAGTATCGAGTTCAGCGCCGGGGCGGTCATCTGCTCGGTACTGAGTCGGGAGGGAAGGGCAGGAACGAAAAGGCCGCGCCGGGGAAGGTTCCGGCGCGGCCTGGTCCTTTCGGTGTTGTGCCTTCAAGGACGCCTCAATGTAACAAATGCGCGGCTGATGTGAAAAGGCCGCACTGGAGTCGAGGCGCGGCCTGTTGCCGGGCTGCTGTCTTCCCAGGCCGGCGGAAGGAATCTGTCAAAGGCGGGCGGGGACGAAAAGCCCCGCGGGTGCGGGGCTTATGATTCAGAGGCTGGTGACTAGATCAGAAATCGCTCTCTGGTAACGCTCGATTGGCTCGTTATTGACCTGAGGCTTCGTGTCGTAGACCTCGTAGCTGCCTGGCTTCACATCGTACAGAGGCAGACCTAGGTGCGAGGAAACAATCGCAACAGAATGGTTGTCAGGCACTTCAAATCGCTGCAATTCACCACTCTGGAAAGCGCTTGGCTTCTTGTCTTTCAGGTTTCTCGCTCGCGCTTCGATATTGTCGAACATGGCTGAAAATGCCTTGCTCGCCTTTTTGTCGTATTGCGTAGAGCGATTGAAGACGAAGGAGTGAATAACAGGGACCGGGGCGCCAAATTGATTACTTCGGTCAAAGAAGCTAACGGCCTTGTAGGCGTCCTGAACATCAATCCCGTAGACCAGTTGACCAAGGTTGTCGATCGCTCGCGCGGAAGAGCCATCGCTCGAACATGGGACGATAATCTGGTTGGCAGCCAGAAGCGCGAGTTCAGTGTAGGCCGCGAAGCTGGGATTGCAGTCGATGAAGCAGGTGGTTTCTTGCTCACCAAGGTAATTGCCACAGGCCGTTACCAGATCCTTGAGCCAGAGGTGGACATTCTTCCAAGAGTCTGCCGGCAGGCTGACGGCGCTCAATTGGTTGATTACAGGAGCCTGGACCTCAAGACTTGGATCACCCGCCAGGCAGTAAAGATTGTCTGGCATGTTGGCGTTGCGATCCTTCCCTTTCACCAAAAAAGACGTCTCACTACCCGTAATCGCATGTGCGCTACGTGTGCGGGCATCAAAATACCCGCCGATGGTTTTGCGCTGAGCAATGAGCTTTCCAAGCGCAGCGGCACCTTTGCCGTTACCGCCAAGAATGATCTCCGAAAGGTTGGCCTGCGGGCACATGTCAGCGACGATGACGCGCTTTTCAGGATGAATTCGTGCATATTCTGACGCGATAGCAAACGTCAGGTAAGTCTTACCGACCCCACCTTTGTTGTTCCATATCGCATACGATTTCATGTTTGCACCTGTCCCGGCCGTTACCTTTTTCGTGCCTTTCATTCTATCAGAACTCCCCATTATTTCGGCTGATCGCCGCAATTCCTTTCGCTCGTTGTGATTGGCGACTGACTGACTCCGCTCGCCCCTACGATCCTCCACGCGCCTACCTACAAATCCCCACTCCGCCAGATCACCTTGCCTGTCAAAGCTTTCTGAAATTCCAGGCTCCCAGCACCTTGGCCTGGAAATGGACCTCTTCCATGCGTGCCTTCTGCGGCTCGAAGGACTTGTTGTCCGACACCAGCAGGTAGTGCTCGGCATCGTGGATCTGCACCCGCTTCACGAACAGGTGCTGCAGCCAGGTGAAGACGTAGACGCCTTCCTCGACGAGGTCGGTAATGCCCACATCGACGAGGATCGGGGACTTGTCCTCGATGGTGCCCAGCATGCTCTGGCCCCATCCGGTGATGATCTTGAGGTTGGCCGGATCGGTGTACTTCAGGCCGAGATCATCCAGTTGGACCTTGTCGACGACCAGATTCCTGACAAACTCGCGGTACTCGGCCGGTACCTGGCCGCCGCCCATGGCAGCGCGCACGTCGTACTGGGCGATCGAGATCGTATTTCCTTTCACCAAGGTGGTGCGGCTGAAGTCGGCGTGAATCACGTTCGATGTCGTCGATTGATCGCCATCGAGGGACTCGGCTACTGCCTGCGCGATTTTCGCCTTAGCTTCACTGCTCAGCCCTTTGCCGTGGCGTTGGAGCATCTCCATCACCTTTTCCGCGGCCGATGAGCCGGGGCGCTGAGGCGAACTACCTGGCGCAATAAGCTCCGCCTCCTTTTCGCTCAACCCCCAGTGTTCTGCGCCAACGACGCCTGAGAAGAACGATATCAACTCGATCAGCTTCGCTTTATCGATCCTGCCGGTGTTGATCCATCCTTGGACAGAAGGGGGCTTCACGCCGAACTGCTCTGCGAGAGCCTTTTTCGACATTTTTTTGGCGAGTCTGGCGGCCTCAATAGCGGCGCCGAGTTGGGGTCCGGTAAGCATTGCCTAATTTAACGTCAGTAGTGGTGTGGTTAGGCAATGGCTTTCCTGTAATTAGCTAATGCCTTACTCTTTTCTCCAACATTCCCCGGAGAAGAGACATGACTCCAGCAGAAGCAGTGCGCCAGGCCGCCGAGCTGTTGGGCAGTCGGGCCGAGTTGGCGCGAAAGCTCAACGTGAGGGCGCCCACCGTAAGTCAGTGGTGCTCAGGCGTTCGACCAATCCCCGCGAAACGTGCAGTTGAGATCGAGGCGCTCACCGCTGGTCGGGTCCTTCGAAGCGAACTGTGCCCGTCGTTCCCATGGGGTGCGGCTGCCTGAGCGCACCTTACTGGCCAGGAGCCGCCACGTCATGCGAAGCGAATCGCACACCCTGATTTCCACGCTGCTCGGCGTGGTGAACCAATGGCGCCGCCGAGAGGGGTGGAGCCGAGAGACCGTCGTCCAGCACATCGTGGAGGCGCACGAACGCATCCAGGGAGCGCTGGTCACCGGCATCATCTTCGACCCGCCAACGCGCGATACAACCGAGCGGATGAAGGTCAACGCCGACCGCGTGTTCCGCTGGCTCGACGACGGAACCAAGGACACCAACCTGGTGCCGGCGAACTTCGTACCCAGCATCCTCGCCGCGCTGCCGACTGACCTGAAGGTCCAGGCCCTGGGCGACATCCTGACGCCGCTGGGCGTATCGGTACGTTTGATCGGCGGCGATGCCGGTCAACGACCGGAGGTGCTCTGCATGCTCCGGACGCTCATCAAGGAGAACGGTGAGGCGCAGCAGGCTGTTGCCAACCTCGTCGACGGCGCCGATGACCAGGAACTGCAGGAGGCCCACCGAGAGCTCTCCGAATCCAGGGCGGCGACCGATGAGGCGCTGCGGATGATCGACCAGATGCGCCGGCCGCGCCTTGTTCAGGGGTAGCCGTGCCGTCCTTCCAGATTGGCCAGCCGGACGACGAAGAGTTCCGTGGTCCGGACGCTCGCCCGGTCACCGAGGTACTCGACTGCGTGCTGAACGGGCTCGGTAGGTCCGCGCCAGTTCCGGCGGGAAGCGTCGAGTTTCACCAGCAGATGGCTCTGCAGGCCGCCCAGCAGATCAAGCAGAGCTACAGCCATATCGCGAAAGAGAAAGCTCGCCGGGAGTGCCTTGCGCATCTCCGGGCATCGTTACGCAGGCCGAAGGAGGCCTCCCATGGCCAACCAATGGTTCCGCATGTACGCGGAGTTCGCCACCGACCCGAAGGTCCAGATGTTGAGCGAGGTCGACCAGCGCCGTTACATCATGCTGTTGTGCCTGCGTTGCGGAAACGGCGATGTAACGTTTCATGATGATGAGGTCGCGTTCCAACTGCGCATCAATTCCGAGGAGTGGGCCGCGTCGAAAGGGCGCCTACTGGGGAAGGGACTGATCACCGAGGACAACATTCCCGCCAACTGGGACAAGCGCCAGTTTTCCTCGGACTCAAGCACGGCGCGGGTTGCAGCCCATCGTGCGCGAAAGAAACAAGCATGTAACGTTTCACGAAACAGCAATGGAACAAAAGCTAACGCCCTAGATACAGATACAGATACAGATACAGATACAGAAAGAGATAGTCCTACTGACGTAGGACTCGTTGACGCTTCGCCTCAACCCGGTCAGTCGAACGACCAAGACCTGTTCGAACCTGATCAACCCGAACACCTCAACGGCCACCAGCACGGAATCAAACCGTGCCCGGCACAGGCCATCGCAGACCTGTACCACCAGGTGCTGCCAGAGCTCCCAGCAGTCGCCCTGCTGAACGACACCCGGCGGCGCCACCTGCAAGCCCGATGGCGGGAGCACGAGGCCCACCGCTCGCTGGACTTCTGGCGAGAGCTCTTCGAAACCGTCAAGGCCTCCCCGTTCCTGATGGGGAATGTCCCCGGTCGCAACGGTGCGAAGCCATTCCGCGCCACGTTCGACTGGATCATCGCGCCGTCGAACTTCGTGAAGATCGTCGAGGGAAATTACCATGCGTGACCCGTTCAGCCTGGAAGCCGAGCATGGCGTTCTGGGTGCCATGCTCCTGCGCAACGAGTTGATCGACGTGCTGTCGGCAGACCTGACTCCGGAGGATTTCTACTGGCCGGAGAACGGCGACCTGTACCGAGCCATCCTGGCTCTGCACAGCGACAGCCAGCCCGCAGACATCGTGACCGTCGGTGAATTCCTGGGCGACCGGTACCAGGTCCAAACCACTGACGGCGTGATCACCGGGATGGCCTACATCGGCCAGGTCATCCGGAACACGCCCAGCGTGGCGAACGCTGGAACCTACTCGCGGATCGTTCGGGAGCGAGCGGTTGACCGAGCCCTGGCGGCTGCTGGGGACAGACTCCACGAGCTGGCACTCAGCGAGGCCGCCCAGGCCGACAAGGTCGGCGCCGCCCAGGCCATGGTCATGGCGTTGGACTCGAAGACCTCGACGCACGAGGTTCGCCATGCCGCTGACGTGCTGACCGACCACATCGAGGAGTTGCAGCGCCGCTCCGACCTCGGCGGGAAGCTGGATGGGCTGTCAACCGGCATCGGCGACCTGGACCAGAAGCTGATGGGTCTGAAGCCTGGCGACATGGTCGTGATTGCTGGTCGTCCTGCGATGGGCAAGACCGCCCTGGCAATCAACATCGCCGAGCACGTCGCCTGCGACCTCGGTGACCCGGCCCTGGTGGTTTCGCTGGAGATGACCAACGGTGGCCTGATGGATCGCATCCTGGCATCCCTCGGTCGCATCCCGCTGACCGCGATCAAGGACGGCTCCGCACCGTCCAGCCACGGTGCCGAACTGGGATCTGCCTCGCTGAAGGTCAAGCGCTCGAAGTTGTACATGGCCGATCGCCCCGGGCTGAACGCCGCTCGACTGCGGGCCCTGGCCCGGCGTCACAAGCAGCGCCATGGGTTGAGCCTGCTGGTGGTGGACTACCTGCAGCTGCTGGAGAGCTCCGGCAAGTCCACTCGCACCGAGGACGTCAGCGACATGTCCCGCCAGTGCAAGCTGCTGGCGATGGAGCTTGGTATCCCCGTGATCGTGCTGTCGCAGCTCAACCGCTCCCTGGAGCAGCGGCCGAACAAGCGCCCGATGATGTCCGACCTGCGGGAGTCCGGGGCGATCGAGCAGGATGCCGACGTGATCATGTTCGTGTACCGCGACGAGGTCTACCACCCGGATACCCAGTACCGCGGCGTGGCTGAATTGATCATCGCGAAGCACCGCAACGGCGAGCCAAGCACTGTTCGGTGCGCGTTCCTGGGTAAGTACTCGCGATTCGAGCAGCTCGCTCCGGGCGCGCTGGACGAGTTCGATTTCGACGAGCCTCAGCAGGCGCCGAAGGTCACCAGCATGGCGGAGCGCTACCGCGGGATGAAGGGAGGGCGCGCCAATGGCTGACCTCCGCCCGGTGATGTTCACCGTACCCGGCGAGCCGGTAGGGAAGGGGAGGCCGCGTATCGGCCGCGTCGGCGCCCACGCCAGGATGTTCACTCCCGCGAAGACCGTGGCGTACGAAGGCCTGGTGGCCATGGCCGCACAGCAGGCAATGGCGGGGCGTCCGCTGATAACCCGGCCCTGCCTCATCGAGATATGGATGTACCACCAAGTGCCAGCCTCATGGTCGAAACGCAAGCGTGCCCAGGCTCTGGCCGGTGAGATCGCCGCCATGCGCAAACCGGATGCGGACAACTGTCTCAAGGCCATCTGCGATGCCTGCAACGGCGTTGTATGGCGTGACGATGTTCAGGCCACCCGCGGCATATTCCAGAAGCTCTGGAGCGAAACGCCAGGCGTTCGAGTGAAGATCGTCCCTCTCCTCGAGGGCGAGCAGTGACTACAGGAAACTACAGGGGAGAGTCGAAATGAGACTGATCAGCGCGCGCCAGGCTTGGCACGACGCCTTCTACGAGAGTCGGAGCTCAGTGCTGGCGGTGGCGGCCGACAAGGCCGCGCTGGGCAAGAAGGGGCGGGTGGCCAACGAGACGCACCCCGACCGCAAGGACACCAACGGGCGTAGCGCCCACATGCTGGCCGCCGGCCTGGTGCAGGCTGCCATCCGCTCGCTGCCGAAGCCGCTGCAGCACTTCGGTCACACGCTGTACTCGCCGCTGGCCACCGGTGACGACGTGGCGATCGCTCACGGCATGGTCTGGATCGGCGCCGGCCTCGGCCAACTGACTCAGCGCCAGGGCGAGCGGGCTTACTGGATGGCGCTGGCGGCGATCAACTCGCACAAGCGCGCCGTCAATGGCCGCGACACACTGCGCCCGGGCGAGGTCTGCCTGTTCATCGAGGAGCGCCTGGGCTGCCGCATCGACCCCAGCCACTGGGCTCGCGACTACGCCAGCACCTGGGAGCGGCTGGCGCGCCACGTCGACAAGCTGGATGCCCAGGCGCTGAGGCCGGTCGCCGAGGTGGTGGCGAAGCAGTGCGGCCTGCGGAAGGGGCCGGGCTGGCGCTGGCACCAAGTCGACCGCGATGTGGCGGCGTTGCAGCGCGCCGAGGCCTACGCCGAGCGCCGGGAGCATCACCAGCAGCGCCTGGCGGAACGTCTGCGCGGGATGTCGGACCAGGAGCTGGCGCGGTGGGCGGCGAGGATGAAGCGGTACGCGGAGGCATACCGGGAGGAGTGGGGCGAGGACATCCTGGAATGCCCCAGTGTCCATCAGCGCTACCATGACCGCGTGGCGGCCTACTGGGCCCAGCGGGAGCGCCTGAAACGGGTCGCTTGACGATTTGGCGAGCATTTGGGTATCGTTTTGCCATTGTGCACAGTTGCACCCAATCAACAGATTCCCCCGAAAACCCGGCCCTGGCGCCGGGTTTTTTCGTTTCTGGAGTACCACATGGCTGAACCGACGAGCAGCGGAGCAGTAGCAGCAGCCGGCGCCGTCGGGCTCACTGCCACCGCCATCATCCCCGGAGTCGACGTCAATGCGGTGATCGGCGGCTTCGCCGGCGCGCTGCTGTTCGTACTCTGGGCTCACGACCTGACCATGGCCAGGCGCCTCGGCTACCTGCTGGCGTCCTGGGTCGGCGGCTACTACGCCGCCACAGAGGCTGTCGGGCGGGGCGCGACCCAGTTCTCCGGGCTGCCCGCACTGGTCACCGCCGCGCTGATCGTCACGATCCTGATCGGCGTGCTCGACTGGATGATCGGTGGCCGCGCGCCGGCATGGCTCCAGATCGTTCTGCAGCGCATCGTCGGCATGATCGGAGGCCGGAAAGATGGTTGACCTGGTGACCCTGGCGGCTGCGGCCGTCTGCGGCGCTATCAGTTGCCGCATCTTCACGTACCAGCGCCACGGCGCCACGTACCGGTTCGGCGTCTCACTCTGCGCGTACATCCTCGCCGCTGGGACCGGCATGCAGGCGCTTTCGATCAGCCTGGCCGTGCTGATGGCGCGCCACGCAACGCCGATATCGCCCTACCTGCTGGCGGTCCTGCTGGTGTTGCTGGTGCTGGTCTACCGCAACAAGGGCAACATCGCGCCCATCCTGAGGCTCAGTTGAGGTGACCCATGGCGCTGACCAAGAAACAGCGCCTGTTCGTCGACGAGTACCTGATAGACCTCAACGCGACGCAGGCCGCGATTCGGGCCGGCTACAGCACCCGGCGCGCGACGGAGATCGGCTATCAACTGCTCCAGCGGCCGGAGGTCGCCCAGGCCATCCAGGCCGCCATGGCCGAGCGTTCGAAGCGCACCGAGGTCGAGGCCGACTATGTGATCCGCCGCCTGCGCGAGATCGACGAGATGGACGTCCTGGACATCCACGAGGACGACGGCAGCTTCAAGCCTATCCGCGAATGGCCCAAGGTCTGGCGCCAGTTCCTGTCCGGCATCGAGATCGCCGAGTTGTTCGAGGGCCGCGGTGACGACCGCCGCATCGCCGGCGTGCTCCGCAAGGTCAAGTGGCCGGACAAGCTACGCAACCTGGAACTGCTGAGCCGGCATGTCGGCACCGAGTCTGCCGCGCTTGACTTGGAGCTCAAGCGCCTGGATGTCGCGAAGAAGCGCGCCGAACTGAAGCTGCTGGAGAACCCTGAGGACGATGCGCCGCCAACCAGCGTCGCGGTGACCATCATCGACGCGAGGGTGCGCGAACATGAATGAGATCAGTCAGGCTGAACTCAAGCAACTGCTCCACTACGATCCCGATTCCGGCGCGTTCCGATGGCTGGTCGACAAGGCCAGAGCTACAGCAGGAAGCCCGGCTGGCAATCGGTCTGCTTCTGGATATCTCCGGGTGCAGATCAACGGCCGCACGTATCCCCTCCATCGCTTGGCGTTTCTCTACGTCGATGGAGAGCTTCCGGCGGAGGATGTGGATCACATCAACCGAGATCGGGAAGACAATCGATTCGCCAACCTGAGACGGGCGTCGAGAGCGCAGAACCTCAGGAACAAAGGCGGATACCGGTCTTCTACGACTGGCGCCACTGGCGTTTCGATGCGCGGGAAGCGGTACAGGGCCTACATCAACCGAGATGGACGGCGTTTCACCCTTGGCACCTTCGACACGCTTGAGGCGGCACAGGCTGCGTACTCGGCAGCGAAGGCAGTGCTGCACCCAGAATCATCCGCATGCCCACGCTGAATGTTCCCCAGGCGAAGTTCCTGGCCATGCCGCACAAGTTCTGCGGTTTTATTGCGGGGTTTGGCAGTGGGAAGACCTGGGTGGGCTGCTCAGGGCTCGCCCAGCACGCCTGGGAATGGCCGCGCATCAACGCCGGCTACTTCGCGCCGACCTACGCCCAGATCCGCGACATCTTCTACCCAACGATGGAGGAGGTGGCTTTCGACTGGGGGCTGCGGACCAGGATCAACCAGGCGAACCACGAGGTTCACCTCTTCAGTGGTAGCGCCTACCGCACGACGATCATCTGCCGCTCCATGGAGAAGCCGCAAACCATCGTCGGTTTCAAGGTCGGCCGGTCCCTGGTGGACGAGCTCGACGTCCTGTCGCTGGTCAAGGCGCAGCAGGCCTGGCGCAAGATCATCGCGCGGATGCGCTACAAGGTGGACGGCCTGCGCAACCGTGTCGACGTCACCACCACCCCGGAAGGCTTCAAGTTCGTCTTCCAGCAGTTCGTGAAGCAGTTGCGCGAGAAGCCGCACCTGCAGGACCTGTATGGACTGGTCCAGGCCAGCACCTACGACAACGAGGCGAATCTGCCGGACGACTACATCGATTCGCTGATGGAGTCGTACCCGCCGCAACTGATCGCGGCGTACCTGCGCGGCCAGTTCGTCAACCTGACGTCGGGCACGATCTACACCGCCTACGACCGCACCCTCAACGCCTCGCAGGAGACCGTACAGCCCGGCGAAACGCTGTTCGTGGGCATGGACTTCAACGTCGGAAAGATGGCCGCCGTGGTGCATGTGAAGCGCCTGGGCCTGCCGCATGCGGTCGACGAGATCGTCAACGGGTACGACACCCCGGACATGATCCGCCAGATCAAGGAGCGGTTCTGGCTGTGCACCGACGGTGACTACCGACCGACCCGCCAGATCAGGATCTACCCCGACGCCTCCGGCGACTCTCGCAAGTCCGTCCGGGCCAGCGAGACCGATATCGCGCTGCTCAAGCAGGCCGGCTTCATCGTCTCGGCGCCCGCCGCCAACCCTCCGGTCAAGGACCGGATCAACTCCATGAACGCCATGTTCTGCAACGCCAAGGGCGAGCGGCGGTATCGGGTCAATCCCGACCGCTGCCCGACCTACGCCGATGCCCTCGAGCAGCAGGTTTGGGGCACCAACGGTGAGCCGGACAAGTCCGCCGACATCGATCACCCCAACGATGCTGCGGGCTACTTCATTCACAAGGAATTCCCGGTCGAGCGACCTGCGGCCGTTGTTACCACCCTGAGGTTCTGACCATGAGCGATTCCGTTTGCCAGTGCTGCGCTGCTGTCGAGGAGATGCGCGAGCACTGGAAGCTGATCGATTGCATCAAGGGCGGCACCTCGGCCATGCGCGAGGCGGGGGAGGCGTATCTGCCCAAGCGGCAACTCGAGACGAGGGAGGACTATGAAGCGCGGCTGAAGCTGGCGACGCTGCACCCCGCGTTCGAGGAAACGGTCGGCGCCATGGTGGGGCGAGTGTTTGCGAAGCCGGTCGTGATCGGCGATGACGTGCCGCAGGAGATCGCCGACCTGCTGACCGACGTGGATACGGAGGGACGTGACCTGCAAGTGTTCGCCCAAGACTGGTTCCGCGGCGGGCTGGAGTATGGCCTGAAGTTCGCCCTGGTCGAGATACCGCAACGGCCAGAGGATCTGCCGAACACACGGCAGGCCGAGCAACAAGCCGGCTTCAGGCCCTACGGGGTGCTGATCGAGCCTGGCCAGGTGCTGAGGTGGAAGACCGGCAAGGTTGCTGGTGTCGACAGCCTGACCCAGTTCCGCTTCCGGACGTGCCGGGTGGAGGAGGTGGACGAGTTCACCGACGAGTCCGTTGAGCAGATCCGCGTGATCGAGCCCCACCGGCATCGCGTGTTCGAGGAGGGCAAGGATGGATGGGAGATGGTGTCGGACACGCCGAACACGCTCGGCTTCATTCCCTTGGTGCCGTATTACACCGCGCGTACCGGATTTCTCACGGCGAAGCCACCGCTGCTCGAACTCGCCCACCTGGTGGCGAAGCACTGGTGGCTCCAGTCCTCCCTGGACAGTCTGGTTGATGTCGCCTGCGTGCCGATCCTGGTGATGACTGGTGTCGACTCCGGCGACGAGCTGGCCATCGGCGCGCGCTCCGCGGTGAAGTTGCCTCGGGAAGCCGACATGAAGTACGTCGAGCACACCGGCGCCGCCATCAAGACCGCGCGGGAACAGCTTGACTCACTGCAAGAGGAGATGAGGCAGGCCGGTGCGAAGCTGGTGGAGAAGTCCACCCAGGTCATGACGGCGAAGCAGTCTGGCGAGGAATCGGCGAAGGAGACCAGCAAACTGGCGATGATGTGCCAGGGCCTGCAGGACAGCCTGGTGCTGTTCCTGTCGTACTTCTCCCTCGCACTGAACAACCGCGCCGAGGGCGGTACCGTGCAGCTCCAGCCGAATCTCGACCCGGATTATGCTCCGGCCGAGACCATGGGTGTGCTGCAGCGCATGCGTGACGGCGGCTCGTTGTCAGACCAGACCCTATTCAACGAGGCCCAGCGCCGTGGCATGCTTGCCGAGGACCTGGACTGGGAGTCGGAGCAGGAGCGGATCCGCAACCAGGAGCCTGCGATATGACTCGCTTGGAGGTGCTGCTGGCGGAGTTGTATACCGACCATGGTATCGACCTGATCAGGACCACGGCGGGTATGTCGAAGGAAGTCGAGGAGAAGATCACCGAACTCGCCGAGGAGTTGGTGAAGCTGCTGCAGGGCCGTCGGTTGCCGCTGAAGAACGTCAAGGAGGTCAACGCGATCCTCGACGAGGCGGCCAAGGCAATCAAGGCGCAGTACACCGAGATCGCTGCGGCACATGATGCCAACCTGCGGCAACTCGCGGTCATCGAAGGAGGCTTCGCGTCGAGCTCAGTCAACAGTCTGGTGAGCCGGCCAATCATGCTCGGCGTCGGCAAGAACCGACTCAGCGCTGTGGTTGCGAATACGCTCATTGAGGGCGCGCCGACCAAGCAATGGTGGCTCAAGCAGGCTGCGGATGTGTCGTTCCGGTTCGCCGGTGTGGTGCGCAATGGCTTCGTGAACGGCGAGACCACGGAACAGGTGGTCACCCAGATTGTCGGCCGCCGGGCTCGGGGCGACCAACCGCCGGTGAAGGGCTTCATGGATGTCAGCAAGCGCGCGGCTCGGACCTTGGTCCACAACAGCGCCCAAGCGGTGGCCAATGGCGCCAGGATGGAGGTCTACAAGGCCAATTCTGGCGAGAATGGACCGGTGAAAGGGTATCGCCAGCTCAGCACCTTGGACTCGCACACCACGGAAATCTGCATGGTCTACGACCAGAAGACATGGGATCTGCAGTTCAGGCCTGTGGGGCACTCGTTGCCGTACAAGCAAGGTTGCCCGCGGCACTGGGGGTGTCGCAGTACCACTCTGCCTTGGCTCAAGACGATGCGTGAGCTGGGTATCGACGTCGACGAGGTGAAGAGCACCCGGGCGTCGATGGACGGCCAGGTGCCGGCCAGTCTGAACTTCGAGACATGGCTCAAGGGTAAGTCAAAGGCCTTCCAGGACGAGAAGCTGGGGCCCGGCCGCGCCGACCTCTGGCGCCGAGGCGTCATCACCTTGAGCGACCTGTTGGACCAGCGGGGCAACCCGCTGAGCCTGGCGCAACTCAGGTCGCTGTACGCGCCCGACTGATCTGATCACCAATTCGTGTAGGCCCCGGCAATGTCCGGGGCTTTTTTATGCCTGCGTTTCGGATGGAGCGGGGCGCCTTCCGGGCCGGATGGCCCATCGCAATGGCCGGATGGCCGGAGAAAGACGAGATGAAACTGAAGACTGTCGAAGTCGATGGCAAGCAATACGCCGAGGTCCAGGATGGCAAGCCGGTCTACGTGGAAGATGACGGTAAGGAGATCGCGTTCGATGCGGTTGGTACCCGGGCCACCATCACCCGCTTGAACGGAGAGGCCAAGCAGCACCGCGAGCGGGCGGAGAAGGCCGAGAAGATCGCAAAAGACTTCGAAGGCATCGAGGACCCGGCCGCAGCGCGTAAAGCCCTGGAAACCGTCGCCAATCTCGACGCGAAGAAGCTGGTGGATGCCGGCGAGATCGAGAAGGTGAAGGCTGAAATCGGCAAGGCCTACGACACCAAGCTGACCGAGGCCACCACGCGCGCGGAGCAGTTGGAGCAGCAGCTCTACGCCGAGAAGATCGGCGGCAGCTTCTCCCGCTCGAAGTTCGTGGCCGACCGCCTGGCTGTTCCGGCCGACATGGTGCAGTCCGTGTTCGGTAAGCACCTGAAGATCGAGGACGGCAATGTCGTGGCCTACGACGCCCACGGCAACAAGCTGTACAGCAAGGCCCGTCCCGGCGAGGCCGCCGACTTCGATGAAGCGCTGGAGATTCTCGTCGACCAGTACCCCTACCGCGACCAGATCCTGAAGGGCTCTGGCCACTCCGGCGGCGGAACGCCCCCGGGCGGCAAGCCCTCCGGCAGCACGGCCAAGTCGCTCGCCGACTGCAAGACCGAGGCCGAGAAGGTCGCCTACCTCGAAACTATCAAGTAAGGAGGCCACATGGCTTTCGATCTCGCTGTATTCAACAAGCAGACCTACACGGCTCTGACCGAAACCGTCGCCCAGGCGATCGACAAATTCAACCAGGCATCCGCCGGCACCATCGTTCTGCAGAACGCGCCGGCGCAGGGCGACTTCGACATCAAGGCCAGCTTCAAGCTGATCGCCAATCTGGTGCGCCGCCGCAACGTCTACGGCAACGGCGACGTGGCTGCGACTCGTCTGACGCAGTTGCTCAACGCCGCGGTGAAGGTCGCCGCCGGCACGCCACCGATCGAGTATGAGGCGGCCCAATACAACTGGGTGTTGCAGAACCCGGCGTTGGCGGCCCTGACCATCGGTGAGCAACTGGGTAAAGCACGGGTCGCGGACATGCTGAACACCGCCATCCGCGGCGCGGTGGCTGCAATCAGCGGTCACTCCGACGCGACCCATGGCAGCGCCACCGAGACCGCAACCTTCCGCACCCTGAACAAGGCGGCGTTCAAGTTCGGTGACCGCGCCAACGCCATCGCGGCCTGGGTGTTCCATTCCAGCGTGGTCAGCGATCTCTACGACAACGCTCTTGCGAACGCCGAGAACCTGTTCACCTACGACGGCGTGAACGTGATGCGCGACCCGTTCGGCCGTCTGTTCGTGGTGACCGACGCCGACTCGCTGATCGTGCCGGCTGGCGCCGACCCCGAGGCCAACCCAGCTTCGTTCCGCTCGCTGGGCCTGGTGCAGAGCTCGGTGCTGGTGACCGGCAACAACGACTTCGACGCTGTTCTGAACCGCACTACCGGCAAGGAGAACCTGGGTTCGGTCTACCAGGCCGAGTGGAGCTACAACCTGGGCGTGCTCGGTTACACCTGGAAGACCGGTGCGGGCGGCGCTTCGCCGAACGATACCGCGATCGGCACCGCGGCGAACTGGGAGCGCACCGCCACCAGCGTCAAAGACACCGCCGGCGTTCTGGTGCTGAGCAAGTAGCCGCAGAGGGGCCGCTAGGCCCCCTTTTCATGAGGTGGACAATGACCAAGAAGATTCTGTGGTTCGTAGCGGGCCCGGCTACCTCGGACCAGATGGAGTTCGCCCAGCGCAATGGGCTGACGATTCGGGATCCGCTCGCCTATCGCCAGGGTGACTTCCTCGAACAGGCCGATGCGGTGGCCGGCGAGGTGCCGCAGGCATACTCGGCGGCCTACGGCCTGATCGAACTGCAAACCAGCGGTGCTGCGAAGGCTTCGGGCGGCCAGGACGGCGAGCCAACCCTCGACGAAATCAAGGCTGACCTGAAGGCTCTCGGCGTTGCGTTCGATGGGCGTGCAGGCAAGGCTGCGTTGGCGAAACTGCTCGCCGAGGCGAAGGCGGCCCAGGAGCCCTCGCCGTTGAACGACGAGCAGGTGCTGGCGCGTCTCGTTGAACTGGGTGTCGAGGTGCCGGAAGGCGCCACGCCCGATTCGCTGCGCGAGTTCCTGAAGGCGACCGAGGAGAAAGCCAATGGCGGTGGTGACTGAGGGTGACAGCGCCAACAGCTACGTCTCCGTCGACCAGGCTACCGAGTATCACGCTCAGCGCGGCAATGCTGCCTGGGCGTCGGCCTCCAATGACAGCCGCTCCTCGGCACTGATCAGGGCGACCGACTACATCGACCGCAGCTATCAATTCCGAGGCTCGAAGGTCGACCCGGACCAGACGCTGGAGTTTCCACGCACCGGCCTGGCCTGGCCGAACCGGAAGCTGCAGGCCGCAACGTGCGAACTGGCCCTGTTGGCGCTCGACGGGCCGCTGGACACGGTACAGCAGGCCTCCGCCGTGAAATCCGAGACGGTGGGACCCCTCACCACGGTCTACGCCGATCCGGTGAACCAGGGGTAGCCGCGCTACGTTGCAGTGGATCGGCTTCTGGAGGCGCTGACCGTCGGCGGCGGCATGTTCAACGTCAGGGTGTCGAGGATGAGCTGATGGCTGATATCTACGACCGTTCCCGGGCGATGGCCATTCGTATGCTGGCACCGCGGAGCAAGGGCGGTAAGGGGCTTGAGCTACGCCTGACCAAGTTCGAGCAGGGCGAGTACGACCCGGCGACCGGTGGAAGTCCAACCATCGAGCGCCGCTTCGATGGTTCCGGCATGCGCCAGGACTACGATGTGCGGGTTATCGACGGTTCGCTGATCCAACAGGGTGATGTCGAGATCATCATGTCTCCAGTGCAGCTTGGGGGGCAGGACATGCCGGCGCCGAGGAACGGCGACCGTATCGAGTTCGACGGCGAGGCCTTCAAGGTGGTGACTGCGAAAGCCTGGAATTATGCCGGCCTGGACATCGGCTTCGTCGCGCAAGCGAGGAGGTAGCGCATGGCCCGTGGCTCTCGCATGCGTCAACGCTACTCGGGGCGCCAGGGCAGCTTCGCTGCAGCGGTGGCGCAGTTCCGCGACCAAGCCTTGGCTGCCGGCGATGCGATCTACCAGCGGATCATGTTGGATCTATCGGTCAAGGTGATCGAGAAATCTCCAGTCGGTGACCCGGAGCGGTGGGCCGCGAACGTCGCTTACCGCCAGAGGGCGAGCGCTGCGGCGGACCGCTACGACGAGAACGTCGCGATTCGCAACACCCTGATCAACCTGAATCCGAGCAACTTCACCAGGAACGGGAAGCTACGTCGAGGCGTGAAGCACGCGAAGCCGCTGACCAAGGCGGAGCGTGACCAGAACTTCGACGTCAACGGGATGGTGGCCGGGCGCGGGTATGTTGGCGGGCGCTTTCGGGCCAACTGGCAGTTCAGCATTGGCACGGCCGCACCGGGGGAGATTGATGACGTCGACCCGACTGGCAGCAAGGCAATTTCTGCAGTGACCGCTGGGGTCCAGCCGCTGAAGCTCGGTGATACCGCCTACCTGGTGAACAACCTGCCGTATGCGGTACCGCTCGAGTACGGGCACTCCAGCCAGGCGCCGGCTGGCATGGTTCGGGTGACCATCGCCGAATTCCAGCAGATTGTGGAGGCCGCCGTCAGGGCGAACCAGGTATGAGTCACGAGATCATTCAGCAACTGTTCGAGGCTCGCCTGGACGTCTGGGCGAAGGCCAAGGGGATCCCTGTCGCGTACCCGAATGTGACGTTCGAACCGACGCCGGGTGCCATCTATCTACGCTGCTTCACGCTGCCCGCTGGCACTACCAGTAGCGACTTGGGCGGCTACCACCGGGGCTTCACCGGTGTGTTCCAGATCAGCATCGTGGTCCCAGGCGGGCAGGGCACCGGCGTTGCCGCAGACATCATCGCCGAGTTAGGTCAGCAGTTCCCTCTCTACAGCGAGTTGTCTCGCCCCGGTTTCTCTGTGCAGGTGGTGAGCCCACCAGCGCCGGGACCTTGGATATCGGGGGACATCGCCGATACCAAACCAGTCTCCATCGGCTATCGCGCCGACATCTTCTGATCGCCCGCATGGGCACACCAGCACCCGCCATAAGCGGGTTTTTTCATTTCCACACGAGGAAAACTCCATGTCCGCAAGCCTCCCCAACGGCGCGCTGCTGGCCATTGCTGCCACCTACGGCCCGGCTATTCCGATTACCGCTGTCTCCAACGCCAAGCCAGCGGTTGCTACCGCAGATGCTCACGGCCTGTTGGTCGGTGACGTCGTGTCGCTGGTGTCCGGCTGGACTGGCCTGAACGGCCGAGCCGTCAAGGTTGCAGTTTCCACCGAGGACACCTTCTCCCTGGGCAATATCGATACCACCGATGTGATCCGCTACCCGGCCGGCGGCGGTATCGGCTCGGCGAAGAAGGTCCTCACCTGGCAGCAGATCCAGCAGGTGATGAACCCGACCACCTCCGGCGGCGAACAGCAGTTCGTCCAGTACCAGTACCTCGAGGACGATGACCAGCGCCAGTTGCCTACCTTCCGCAACGCTCAGTCGTTCTCGATGCCGATCGCCGACGACCCCAACTTGCCGCAGTGGGCGGTGATTGAGGCGGCGGACCAGAGTAAAGCGCTGCAGGTGATCCGCCTGACGCTGCGCAACGGATCGGAGGTTTTCTACAACGGCTACGTCTCGGTCAGCGACACCCCAACCCTGAACGTCAACGAAATCATGACCCGGACCCTGACCATCGCTCTCGATGGCCGCCCGGTTCGCTACAACCCGGCCCCCTAAGGAACTGTCATGGCGAAGAAGTTCAGCATCGCGCAGGCGCCCACCTTCGAATCCAGTGTGGAGATTCCCCGCCTCGGCGGGGAGTCCATCAAGGTGCCATTCACCTTCAAGTACCTGGATCGTGAAGCGCTGGCCGACCTCTACAGCAGTTGGGGAGAGCGGTTCAAGCGCCTGGTCGAGGAGACTCGCGAGCAGTCTCTGGAAGCGTTCACCACGGCTCAGATCGACCTCCAGGTCGAGCAGGTACAAGCCGTTGTGGCCGGGTGGGGGTTCGACGAGGCGTTCACCGAGGCCAACGTCCGGCTGCTGGTGTCCTCCCTGGTCAGCGTGCCCGAGGCCATCCTCGAGGCCTACCAGAGCGCCTACAGCAGAGGGCGCTTGGGAAACTGAAGCGCGCCGCACAAGAACTCTATCGGCCTGCAGCCAGCGCCCAGGAGCTGGCGCAGTTCGGATTGTCGCCGGATGACTTCGACGAAAGCGACGAGCAGATGGAACTCTGGCCCTGCAACTGGACGGCCTTCATCGTCTTCGAGGCGATGAGTACCCAGTGGCGGGCCGGCATGTGTGGCGCAACAGGCCTGGACTACACCGCTTTGCCGGTGGTGATGCAGATGTGCGGCGTAGCCGCTGGTGAGCAAGCCGCGGTGTTCGCAGATATCCGGGTAATGGAAGACGCCGCTCTGCGGACCTTCCGCGAGCAGAGGGAGTCGGGATGAGCAATTTCGCCGAACTGGGCATCAAGGTCGATTCGAGCCCGGCCGCCAAGGCGGCCGAGGACCTCGACAAGCTGGTCGACTCCGCCGACCAGGCCGAACAGGCCATCGACAACCTGTCCGACGCCAGCAAGGGCCTCGAGCAGGCCACCAAGGGAGTATCGCGCGCGGAGGAGGACGCTGCCCGCAGTGTCGACAAGGCGGCCGGTGCGCGTGAACGCCAGGCTGCTGCCAGCCGGAAGGTATACGACAGTGCCGCTGGCGAGATATCCATCATCAGCCAGTTGGAACGGGCGCTCTCCGGCAACGTCGCCAACATCGATGATCTGATTCGCGCCGAGAGCTTGCTCGAGCGGGCGCGCAAAGCCGGCCTAACCACGCTGCAGGACGAAGCGCAGTATCAGGATCGCCTGGGTGCGGCCTATGACCGGTTGCAGAAGGCGGAAACCAAGGAGGCCGCCGAGAAGCAGCGCCTGGTTGCGGCGCAGAACCGTCAGATCGAAGCGATGCAACGCACGGTCAACAGCATTGATCCGGTGACCGCCGCGTTGGCTAGGCTTGAGAAGCAGGAAGCCGCGTCGCGTGGGCTGCGCGCCGCCGGCGGGCTGGATGACGCCGGGCTGGCCGCCGGCCTGGAGAAGATCGCGGCGAAGCGGCGGGACATCGAAGGGACCGGCGGCGCGATCAACAAGCTCGGGCTGACCAGCAAGGAAGCGCGCGAGAACGTGCTGCAGTTGGGTAACGCCCTCTCAACCGGTAACTGGCGGGTCGCCGCCCACAACATCGCCGAGATCGGTGTGAACGCCGGCGGCGCCGCTCGCGGTGTTATCGGCGTCCTGGCCCCGATTGGGCTGCTGGCAGCGGCGATCGGTGGTGTGACTGCGGCGGCGTACCTGGGCAGCAAGGAACAGGGCGAATACAACAAGGCGCTGATCATGACCGGCAACTACGCTGGTACCAGTGCCTCTGGACTGGGCGAAATGGCTCGCCAGGTCAGCAGTACGGTTGGCACAACCGGAGCTGCCGCCGAAGTGCTGGCCACCCTGGCAGGCAAGGGAAACCTGGCCAGCGAAAGCTTTGTCGCCATCACCCAGGCCGCGCTCTCGATGGAAGAGGCAACTGGCCGCGCGGTAGGGGATACCGTCGCCGAGTTCGTGAGGTTGGGCGAAGACCCTGTGAAGGCCTCGAAGGCCCTGAACGAGCAGTACAACTACCTCACCGCATCCGTCTACTCGCAGATCAAGGCGCTGGAGGAGCAGGGGGATCACGCCGGCGCGGTGAAGCTGGCGACTGAGGCCTACGCTGACGCAATCAACCAGCGGACCCCGAAGATTCTGGAGAGCCTGGGTTGGATTGAGCGTGCTTGGGATGGAGTCGCACGTGCTGCGAAGCGCGCGTGGGATGATGCCAAGAGCATTGGTCGCCAGGACATCGACTCCCAGATCGCCGACGTGGAGCGGCGCCTTGCCCAGCTCGATCAAGGTGGTTTCGGCCTAGTCGGCAACCGCGACGAGAGCCGGGACCGCCTGCGCGAAGAGCTCGACATGCTCCGCGAGCGGAAGAAGGCGATGGAGGACGATGCCAGAACCGCCGGCGAGCGCGCTCGGGCTGAACAGGCCGCCCAGAATGCTATTGACCGGATCGACGCTCGTTCCAGGGCGGCGCTGACCAACCAGCAGAAGCGCGCCAAGGAGTTGGAGCAGTACAAGAAGGATCTACAGGCGATCCGCGAGGTGAACCCGAACGATGACCGCCTGCAGCAGGCGACCATCGATCGCGAGATCGCCAACATCAACGCCAAGTACAAGGACCAGAAGGGCTCCGCCGGTTCGGTGGACCTACGCGCGGCCAACGCCGCGAAGAACAGCTTGGCCGAGATCACCGCGACCTACCGTAACGCGCAAAAGGAATTGGAGGCATCCCAACGCGCAGGCGTGATCAGCGCGGAAAGCTACGCGCAGCAGCGGATCTCGATCATCCAGCAGGAGCGGGATGAGGTCACCCATGCCTACGAGCGCGAAATCGCAGCGCTGGAGGCTGCCAAGGCGAAGCAAGGAACCTCGGCTGCTCAGCGAATCCAACTCGACCAGAAGATCGCCGACGCCAGGACGGCGCTGGTCAAGGCGCAGCAGGACGCCGATTCACAGCTCAACCAGATCGAACTCAGCGAGCAGGGGCGGCTACGGCGACAGGAGCAGTCGGTGCAGCGCTATACGCAGGCGCTGCAGGCGCAGGTCGATGCGTTGCGCCTGGAGGGCGAGCGCGCTGCGGCCGGTGTCAGCATGGGCGGACGAGAGCGGTTCCGCTTCGAGCAGTTGAACAGTCTCGACGACCGCTACAACCAGCAACTGATGGACCTGGAGAACCAGCGTTCCGATCCCAGTCGGCAAATGTCGGACGAGGAGTACGAGAAACGTCTGGCTGCGCTCAGAAAGGCGCATCAGGACCTGCGAGACACCGTGGTCAGCAACTACGACCAGATGACCGCTGCCCAGTCAGACTGGAGCAACGGAGCGAGCGGAGCCTGGAACGACTATCTCGAAAGCGCCAGGAATGTTGCTGGGCAGACGCATGATCTGTTCACCAACGCCTTCCGCGCCATGGAGGATGCAGTCGCTACCTTCGCCACGACCGGCAAGTTGTCGTTCTCCGACTTCACCAAGAGCATCCTGGCCGACATGGCGCGGATTGCAACGCGCGCCGCTGCTTCGCAGGCCCTTTCGTCCCTCTTCGGTGGCTTCTTCGGGGGTGGAAACGCTGCCGCGCAGTCTGGTGTCGACAATCTGGTGAGCAACAGCGGGCTGTTCGCCAACGGTGGTGCGTTCGCCGGCGGGGTGCAGATGTTCGCCACTGGCGGGGCCTTCACCAACAGCGTGGTCAGCACGCCAACCGCGTTCGGCATGAGCGGCGGCCGTATGGGTGTGATGGGCGAAGCGGGGCCAGAGGCCGTGATGCCGCTGACCAGAACCTCGTCCGGGGCCCTCGGTGTGCGCGCTATGGGCGGCAGTGGCTCGCAGATCAACGTCGAGGTGAACATTGCCTCGGATGGTTCGGCCAACGTCTCCAGCAGCCAGCCTGGCCTGGACCAGTTCGGTCGCGACATCGGGACATTCGTCGAGCAGAAGTACCGACAACTCCTGGCGCGTGATCTGCGGCGTGACGGTGCGATCGGCCGCGCCATCAACGGGTAGAGCACATGGCAATCGAAACCTTCACCTGGGCCACCGAGAGCGGTGGCGAGGGCGACATCACCTTCGCCACCAGGTCCGCGCAATTCGGTGACGGCTACAAGCAGTTGGTGAGCGAAGGCCTGAACAGCAAGTCCCAGAGCTGGCCGGTTTCCATCACCGGGCCGGCGGCGACCATCAAGGCCGCGATGGACTTCCTGGACCGCCACACCGGAGCGCGTGCATTTCTCTGGACGCCGCCCCTGGGCGGCCTGGGCTTCTACACCTGTGCGGGCTACCGGCCCGTCAACCTCGGCGGCCGGGTCTACCGGCTGACCGCGACCTTTGAACAGGCATTCCATCCATGACGCTGATCACCGATATCCAGAAGCTGGAGCCCGGCGGCGAGGTCGTGCTGTTCGAACTCGACGGCAGCGACTTCGGCGCCGACGTGGTCCGGTTCCATGGACACGCTATCCCGCATAGTCCCCAAGAACTGGCCGCCGCCGGCGCCAACGCCGACCAATTACCGGCGAAACCGATCTGGTGGCAGGGGCACGAATACGCGGCCTGGCCCGTGCAGATCGAGGGCATCGAGGCCAACAGCGATGGTACTGCGGCGCGGCCGAGCTTCACCGCCGGCAACGTCAATGGCCGGATTACGGCGCTCTGTCTGGCGTTCGAGGACCTGCTCCAGTTCCGCCTCACCATCCGGACGACGCTGGCGAAATACCTGGACGCGGCGAACTTCCCAGGCGGCAATCCCGACGCTGATCCCACCCAGGAGATCGTCGAAATCTGGTACTTGGACCAGAAAACCAACGAGGACGGCCAGTACGTGGCTTGGGAACTGGCCTCGCCAGGCGACGTTGGCGGCGAGCAGGTCGGCCGGCAGATG